CCTGCATATAAAATATCTCTCAAACTTTTCATTGAAAGACTATTTAAATTTATTTCAGTAATTGGTTTACCCAATTTTTCCTCCACAGTGATCAATGCGTTGATTCCATATCTTAAATTTCGAGCTTTATCTAACTCGATTGTTACTGACTTCTTAATTGCCATTTTTTAACTCTCCTTTAATTGAATGATAATGCACCACAACCTGTCAAATCCATTGAAATGCTTACAACCCCATCTACTGGATCGCTGATATTTAATGCTGTGATTATTGCCTGTCCACTGTAATAATTGGTTTCGTCTACATAAAACTTTGCAGTGATTACGGTTCCATTTAAATATGCATTTTGTAACAATTCTTGATTTTGTTCCATTTCTGTATTTGCACTTGCTGTTGTAACTGAATAGTCTCCATCGCTAGACGCAGTCCAAGATTTCAAACCTAAAATATATGACTTCCAATCATCTCCAAGATAAGTTTTTTCTATGCTATCCACCATCAACGATAAAGACCAATTCTTAATTCCAATTATCTTCAATGCCTCCGCGTCACTATTACCAACACTAAGTTTTCCCTTTTTACCTGCTAACGCCATTATTTACCCTCCTTTGGTTCGTTATGAAAAAACTCAAACTCTAAAATATGGATGTATTCATCAGCATCAAATTTACCGACTTCGCCACCACCTAAAATAAAGTCTGATTTAATAAAGGTCGCCTGAATATTTATCCCTGCGACCTCTCTACTTAAATTTTGAAATAATTTTTTTACTTTTCTTGATAAAACTCTCGCCTTTTTAAATGTAGTTTCATGGCAACTTATTTGAACGATGGTTCTTACAAAATCTGTATCAACGCCCAATTCACTATCATAAGTCGACGAAACTAACGAATATACAATTGCTGGACTTTTATTATATTGAGGCAAATATGATGCATATATATTGTCTCCAACGATACTCTCTATGTCTTTGTCCTTTTTCAAAACATCATAAACACTTATAAGTATATCTTTCATCATTTAATCCCTTTCCTAATTGTATCAACGATTTTTTCGTTAATTTTCTTAATATTCTTATCCACTGAATTCCTTAAAAATGGATTCGCTTTCCTACCTTTCGCGCCCAACTCCACAAATGTGCCATAATACAAGTTTCTATCATAGTCAATTACAATATCTGCTTTTGTTTTTGAAACTTTATTTATTTTAATATTTAAACTATTCTTTAACTTTCCTGTATCAACTGGACAATTTGCCTTTGCATCATTTAGAGCAATCATTCCACCATTCATTGATGCTAATGACAAAAGATTTGACGCATCCTCGCCCATTTTTTTTAACTCTTTCGCAAGTTTAGTTGCACCTTGAACACCTGCATCTACTTTTCTTTGTTTTGCGCTATATCCCATGTCCCACCTTCTCTGTGCAAATAACTTCCGTCATATAGTGCCCTGTGGCATGATCAGAAATAGACTCGATTTCAAAAATGCGATTATTATACGAAATTCTATCGTATGTAAGTAAATCTGCGGTATATCTCAGCGTTATCTTTATATTTTGCACTGCTCTGTTTTGATTGTTTATATATCCTTCAGATCCACCATTTTGCTCAATTTTTGCCCATACCTTCGCTATTTCTTGCCAATCGCCACTTGTTGCACCATATTCGTCTTTATGCTCTACAAATCTTAAAATTTTAACCCTTCTATTTAAACTACCTATATTCATCAAAACCTCTCGTCTCGGTATTCAAACAATATTCTCTTAATAAAATTAGTTAAATCGTTGATTTGTAAACCATAACTTTTATCTATCTGTCTTGACTCATATAATGTTGCTACTACATATAAAATTGCTTGTTTTATTGTTTCTGGTACTGGGTTAAACTCCGCAAGTTTTCTGCGGAGTACCCCTTCTACCAATTCTGTTGCCGTTTTTTGTAATGAGATGATGAGCGAATCTTCCTCATCATTGTCTATTCTTAAATATAGTTTGACTTCGTCAAGTTCCATACTCATCCCTCCCTGTTATTTTTTATTCGCTGTATCTTTCCTCTCCTAAAATAACAATCACACCACCTGTGATAGTTGTTTCAGCGACACCTGCGATTTTAACTTTGAATGCTGTTGCATCATAATGTGCTAGTTTATTTGCTACAAAATCAATAACATTCTCTGTTCCGCCAATAGCAATCTCAATTGTTGCTAGTTCCTTTTCTGTATTATCTGGCAGAATAGCAACAACAGAGGCATTTGTTTTTGCCTCTGTTCCTGCATCAGTAGTAATCACAATTTTTGCACTTTGATAATTTGTCAAATCAACCTTTTCTGATTCAACATCACTTGCAAATGAAGTGCCTGCATTTACAATTGTTTTAATTTTATTAGTGATATATTTACTCATAATCTCTCCTTAAACTCCTATTTTCTCTCGCCTAGCGCAACGAATGGACTCACGGTTGCACTGCCTTTATATGGTGTAAGTGGTTTATTCCATACTGGTTGACCATCAACGCGATAAATAAATCTGAACACATTTTCGTCATATAAGAAACGAACATGAATAGATGAAGTCGCGTTAATTCCGCCCTTATCGATAAGTAAATATTGGCTAAAGTCGGCAAGTATAATGTCGCCTGTTTTACCAAGTTCCTCACATTGTTCTAATGGCAATACTGGTCTGCCAAACAATGTGCCATATGGTGCATCACTTAAACCGCCAGCAGGAATATAAACAGGTTTATCGCCTACTGTTAATTGATATAGTTCTGGCTCTAATTCAGGGTTGATATACCATACTGAATTTGCTCTTGAACGACTCCACAATCTTGACCACATTTTTACTAGGTTTGCAACTGTGATTTTTGATGTTTGACCACTTTCTTTTGCAACAGTTACAAGTGAATCACTGTTAAGAATTCCAAGTGGTTGACCTGCACCTGTACCTCTTAAAATAGCGTCATCGATTTTGAAACCAAACTCTTCAGCGAAACCTTGTTTAAGCACATTTTCCAATGCTGATGCGTCTTGCAATAGTTCGTCTGTTACATAGCAAAGACCAGTAAGTTTTTTCAAACTTAAATCCATTGATCTGAACTTTGGCTTGCTACCTGTGATTTGATCTGCCTCATTTTCCCAGTAAGTTTGAATGCCACCCCATCTACTTCCATTTGCACGACTTACTTCATCAATAGCATTGATTTTGATACCATTTGCATTAGTTGTAAGTGGGATTTTATGAACTTTTGATGCAATAACGCCTGTTTCATAAGTTCTCTTTAATAGGTCTGCAACGAAGTCCTTTTGCACTAAAAAACCACCATCCGATGGGTTTGTTTCATTCAAACCGCTTGCCGATCTGGTGGTTAATCTTCTGTCAATCCTACCTGCAGGTGTTGATGCGCGATAAACTGCCATCATTTGCTCACCGAAACTTCTAAATCCACGTTGTTCCTCTTTGTTAGGATCGTCCTTTATAACTTCTTCATTTTCCTCTGCTTTATGCTCACCTTCATTCTTTGTTGAAGTTGATTTTTCAATGTCGTTCTTGTCGTCATTGTCTTCTGCAGGTTTTTGGAATATCTCAACTCTTACGATTTGGTCTGTCCAACCTTTCATCTCGCCTTCAAGTCTTGATACTTCCTTATTTTCCTCTTCAGTAAGGAATCTATCTTCCTTCTCTGCCTTTTCAATGATTGCAACTGCTCTTAATCTGCAATCTTCTCTTCTCGCTTTCATTTCCCTAATTGATTTCATTTTTTACTCCTTTAATAATTGAAATTTTTGTTTTAATTGCTTTAGCATTTTCGCATCCTTTTCACGAGCGATACGATTTCTCTTTTCTTTGTCAGCAACATGATATTTGTAAACATCTGTCATTGACCTGATGCTACACTCGGTTTGTGTATAGGCAGGAAATGTGACAGGGCTTACATCATAAAGTCTAACTTTCAATAATTCCCTGACATCTGTGCCATCGCTTGAAATAGTCCAATTATCCAAGACAACTGTAAAACCAAAAGACATCTGATTAATATCGCCTCTCTTAATGCTGACTAACAGGTCTCTAGCCCATTGAGTGTCTGGCGGAACTATTCTCACATACAAACCTTTTTCATCTTCCTGTAAAGAAAGTGTCCCTGACATATTCCTGCCCAAGACATAGTTTGGATCGTGATTAAAAAGTGCTCTTATGTCATCTTCCTTAATCGAATCTTCAAATGCGCCTTTGACTACTTTTTCCATAAACGGAAAGTCGCCACCAAGTTCCTGTGACCACGCATCAAAAACTGATGCATAACCCTCAATAACAGGGTCTTTGCCAGGACTTTCGACATCTTCAATGACTCGTAACTCTTTAACAATCACACTTCTTCTTTCAAGTTCCTGTTTCGTTTGTGCCATCATTACCTCCTTCTAAATTTGTTCCATTGTTTGCATTGGTTACCTCCTTCTGTTCCTTTTGCTCTGCAGTATTGGCTGTGATCATGTTTCCATTAAGCAAATACAAGTCGCCACCTTTCTCTTCTGGAATTCTATTCATATCTTCAAGTTGACGAATTTCATTTGCACTCATCCAACCATTCTGCCTAGCGATAGCATAACCACTCATCCTAGAAGCGAAGTCCCCTCGCATCAGACCATTGACATTAAAACGAGCATAGTAAATACTACGCTCTTCATAATTCAATAACGACCTACTGATTGCTTGTTCCCACCTTACCAACCACGGTCTTATTGTGTGAGTTATAAAATCAATAGACTGATGCTCAATATTACTAAATGTTGACCTAGACAAATCGCCAATCATATGCGGTGGAACTCTAAATATCCTGCATATTTCAGCAATTTGAAATTGTCTTGTTTGTAAAAACTGACTATCTTCTGGCGACATTCCAATCTCGTGATACTTCATTCCTTCTTCTAAAACCGCCACCTTATGCGAGTTTTTAGTTCCCTGATAAACCTTATTCCACGAGTCCCTCAATCGCTCTGGGTCTTTAACAACACCAGGATGTTCCAATACACCACCAGGACGCGCACCATTCCCAAAGAAACGTGCGCCAAACTCTTCTGTCGCTAATGCCAACCCCATCGCCTCTCTGGCATAGGTTATCGGCGACACTCCTAACACTCCATCAAATGTAAACGCAGGAATATGCAAAATTTGTCTTGGAGTATAAACCTTTGTCTTTACTCCGTTTGAATAAGAATACTTAATATTGCGCGTGACCGAATCTCTTTCCACGGTCATATTCTTACTTTTTAATGGATATAAACTAACAACATGACCAAACTTATCTCTTTTAATCAAAGCGTAAGCATTACCCCATAATAACAAGTTTGTCATCATCATTTCTCTAAATGTAAAACTTGTCATTTCGTCATTTGGTATCCCATAAAGTACTGAATATAAGGGATGTTGCTTTGCTCTTGTACTATCGCCGTTTGTTTCCTCTTTCATAAGACACAACGGCAAACTTGCTATTGTTTCCGCAATAACCTTAACGCAAGCATACACGGTTGTTATTTTCAACGATTCGTTTTCATCTACATCTATACCTGAATTACTCGCATTTGCGCTTTCAACATCAACACCGCGTATAAAATCAGATGTTTTCTTATCCATATCTCGCGTCTCCTTCTTGCGCCTACTAAATAACCCCAAACATATCACCTCCCTTATAAAATCAAAATACCTCTATCGTTATAAACACTCTCAATACTGCCCTGATTCCTTATTGCTCTATCAAGTGCCATTATCATTGCAATCGCACCGTCAATCTTTTCAGTTGACTTCTCTTTGTCTGCTTTTATATTTCCTGCAGGATCAGTTCTGACATATATGTTATCTACCATCCAACGCAAAGCCTCGTTTCCGCCATGTGCT